TTAAACTAAATTAGCTTCAAATAAAGCAACATAATCTGTATTACTCTCCACATCCGTTTCATCAATTAAGGACCATATCGCGGTACCAGAAGCACTATACTTCAAATAGTTTCTAACAGCCCCCCCAGTAGGTATATGCTTATTACCTGCTGTAATTGGATGCGTATACACGGTATCAACTGCACTTATTACATTTGATGCCGAAATTGAGATATTTGCTCCTGCTGTATAGTTCTTCCCTCCATGTTCAACAATAGCATCTTTTAACACTTTCGCATCCCATAGTTTACCTACAGTTTCTACACCCGCATCAATAATAGTTTTAGTTCCTGTAGTATAAGTAGTATTTGTATTAGTTGCATTTAGGATTCCATCAGCTGTAATGGCAAGATTTGCCCCTACTTTTATCCCCCCCAATGTGGTTGTAGAAGCCATTGGAAGTGAATAATTATTTGCTCCAGCAGCCATTCCGTCTAACTTGCTTTTTAAGGTAGTTGTAAAGCTTGCGGTTGTTTCGTCTAGAACCGTTTTATTACTATGTGTGTGAAATCTGACATCATTTCCTTGTGCTACTGTACCTGCTGCCGTTCCAAAATTTACTGCTAACGTACGATTTGCTATTAAACTTCCTCCTCCTGTTAACCCTGTACCAGCTGTTATAGTTCGAGTATTAAGGACATATTTGTCATCAGATTCGGCTTTAGTATAAAAACCACTCAAATCTACAATTCCTCCTAAAGCATCCCATCCATCAGTCAACTCACCTCCAGTTCCACCAACCCATGCATAATTCATACCTGTTTCTTCGATATTCCATACATCTCCAATTTGATTGTCTACAGTAGGTAGATTTACATATTTCGGCTTACTTCCCTTAGGGCGATATACGCCAGCTAGTTTAGTATTAATAGCTGTATCTGTTTCTGTTTTCGTATAGGTTGATGATTTATCTGCTTTACCACTTAATTTTGTATCAACCTCTGCTTTTGTATAAAAAGTAGCTAGGCTAGTTTTAATAATTTTAATTTCTTTAGCTATTCTAATAGCCAAAGCCGATATTCTTTCTTGTAAATTCATTGTATTATTTTTTAATGTTGAACAATCATCCAATCAATCTGGACTTTCTCACCCAGACTATTTGAAATCAGTAAATTAGAATAGTGTATTTGAATTTTATTAGCGGATTCAGAAACCACATAATGACTAGCTGATTCAATATGACTAGCAGGCGATTGGGCAGGATCAGCCTTTGTAAGTGAATAAATAACCATCTTATTTGTAGTCAAGATAGGAGAGTGATTGATTATAGCTATCCCTGTATTTAATCCGTTACTTGATATCCACGTCCCTTTTGCTAAAACCTTTATTTTACTCTGCCTTTTTTCCTTTAAAGCATAAGCAAACCGGAGTGTTAATTCTGAAAGTTTTTTATGTATCATTTTTCAACTATTTTCCAATCGATTTTCAATCTTCCTCCAATTGATCCTATATAGGCATTTGTCACGTGTACTCGAAATCCTGTACTTTGTCTATCCACTACATAGTGTTTTGCCGCTTCTAAAGTAGCAGATGGAGTGGAAGTATCTGAAACTCTTACAACTGTATAAATAACCATTGTCTTAAGTGTATCGACATTAGGATGGCTAATCATAGCTAAACCGTTAGTTGCTCCTAAAGACATGTTATAAGTTCCTGAAGCAAGTACTTTTAGTCCTCCTTCTTGATTAATACTATTAATTTCTTGCGCAACTCTTTTAGCTAAGGCCTCAATTCTTTGTTTTATATTCATGCTAATTCTTGTTCAAATTTTTCTACAAAATCTACTGGCGGATATAGCTCATTTTGAATATTTATTACTTCAAGTCGTTCTGCTTTGTTATTAATCACTTCCGACAGACCTTGTACATCCTCTAATATTAATTTTTCATCACTATGTCGATAGCTTTCTATCCAAGTCCAGAATTGTTCCTGTGTAGGTTTTTTCCCATTAGAGAACCAACCTTTTATTGTTTGCTTTGTTGCCATTTTATAAAATATAATAGTTTATAAAGAATCTCCAGCGGACAAAATCAAATACCCCAGCACCTTGCACATAAAAATCTTTATTTAGCAAACTAGTAGTATCTTCAAGAACATGATGACTTAAGGGATCAAAGGCATTGGGTGGACTAAAAAAAGTATTACTCACGGTACTTAGCGAATAAAACAATCTTGAGCTCTTGGCGTAATTTCCTGGTATTTTTTTTCGGAATTGATGTTGCACTAATCCTCCTGGATTAGATCCATATTGCTTTAAATCACTTTGAACGATTTCAATCTGACCGTGAATTGGAGTTTCTAACTTTAGTACACGATTGGTTAAACTTGTCAAAGCATCAAAACGCTTAAAAGACTCCCAAGTTAAAGCACCAACTCCACTACCAAATTGATAATATCTTTTCTTTAAAATCGTTTTGGTTTGACCATCTTCAAATATTGCTGCTGTACTTTCTTCAATCAAGACAATTGTACTTCCTTTTTGACCTCCTAGAAACTTAAACAATTCACCATTGACATAAACATAGCCATCTGAAACATTGTTTCCTATCTCCACACAACCAGAAATAATAGTCTTATCTCCTGCTAAAGCACCAAAGACATTAAATAAAGAATAAGCTTCTTCTATATCATTAAAAATATTGGTATCTATCGGAAATCCCCCTGTCTGTTGAAAATTAAATTTATTCATAGTTTTCAATTTTATATTGCATTCCTGCGAGTTTAAAATAATTAACAATTGCATTCAATTGATAACTATCATATTGTAAAGAAGAAGGAACTTGAATAATAAAATCACTTGTTCCTCTGTAATCTACTCTTTGATGAAGGTAAAAAACACCTAAATATTTTGTTTTTTGCTCCCCCTTTGTATAGATATAGAATCTATCATACTGGTTACCATCAATAATTTTTATTCTTCTTCTTTCAATATCAAAAATATCATTAAGTATTTTTCGTAAGAAACATACCTGTCCATTATGTTCTAGATTGTAAAAAGTATCTTGTCTCTTTTGCACAAAATCATATTGAATCTGTCGAATAGGCTCTATCATGGCCTCCAGCCAAGCAATTAATCCTACTTTGCGGAGAGATATGGGAAGCATCAGTAAGATTAGCTTCTTAAAATCAATATTATACCACATAGTTAATTCCTGTAAATGATTCAACTTTGAAATAACCTGAGGCGGGTAATCGTTTAACATCTATGCCCGTAAATTCACCATAACCACCTAAAGCGGGATCAATCCATTTACTTTGAGCAGCGTCAATTTGAACAATCTTTACACCTTCTGTTTGCTCAATTTTATTGGCTAAATCCTGTAGAATCAATTCTCCATTAAAAGGTAATTCTTTCATAAATTCCAAAATTGCTTCTTGCACGGGATACTTCCCTGTAAGAATGCTCATTCCCCTATCTGTCAGCACCAAAGGATCTCGAAAGATTCGCATCGAAAGCTGTAAAATATCAGGTTCATAATTCACAACCGTAATTGCAACACCCGCATATTTTATTTCGGAAAAATAAGCACTAAAAGCTTCAAATTCAGCCGCTGTAATTGGGGTTAATTCCTGCTCTTTTTCTGTGGCTATTTTAACAACTAAACGACTTTCTGTAGCTGCATCAACCACAGCAGCATATTTGATAATCTTACTATCTTTTATTTGTTCTGCATTTAAACCCTGATTATTAAATCGATCTGAATCTGCAATCAACTCTACTCCATACTGAAAATCCAGTGCTTTTCTTCTATACCACTTGGAAGTTCCGGGCTTTAATTCTGCTAACGCCTGATCAACCTCTTTTTTGTGCTGATCAAAAATTCCTTCTAATAACCAAATACTAAAAGCGATAATGTCAAACCACAGATTTTCCAACGATACTTTACTGAATTGCTGCGCAAAAGATTTATTTGCATCTAATCCATATTTTTCGATGATAACTTCATTCTCTCGGAATGAATCCGTCATCACTGTTTTTATTTCTTCTCTATTTCTCATACTCCAACAATAAAATCTTTATTAATCGCCCAATAGCTAATACCTTCTTTTACGATTTCTTCTACTGCACGATAACCTGTTGCGGGAGGATACATCCGATACGTTTTTACTACATTATTTTGTATGGATCCTGCTGGCTTATACTCCTTTCCAATGGGAAAATCATCTGTAATCGACACCTCATTGGCCAAGGCCATGATCAAAGTATTATTAATCGTTCCTGTACTCTCTAATACAAGATCTAAAAAGCATTGTTCATTTTTAATTTTTATAGTTTGCATCAATGACAAAGGGTTTATTAGGGAATAAGTCCAAACGATAAACAACTAACTCATCTTGGGCAAACTGTTCGCGAATGCGATGTCTCCAAGCGAGGTAATCGTGATCCAAGAGCATATTACTCAAGCCAACGCCCAAGGTTGGATTCGCTTTCCATTCCCCAGGGTGTGTAATGAGAATCAATGATTTGTTTTGTTCTACAATATCATCAACCACCATGCCTTGCACAATTAGCCCTTGAGCATCGCGTTGTACCTCAACCTGTATATCCATGAAGGCAGGATGCTCATTATCTCCCTGAATCTGTATTCCAATTTTTTTACTCATTTTATAGTTCCTTGAATTGTTCCTGTTACTGCACCACCTGAATTTGCTAATCCCCCTAAATACTCGATTTCACCTTGTTTTACATAACTATCAATCACAGTGGCTAAACGCGTTGCAAATTCATTAAAAGAGTTTTGCTCTCTTTTCATCATATCTTCAAGCAATAGCTTGATTTCCGTTTCTAGTTTACTCTTATCTAAAGCCATATCTCTTTGTTTTTTGAATCAATCACTTAAAAATGGTTTTAAAATTTTGCTCTAACTGCGCTACCTTTTGTTGTGTGGGTGGTAAAGGAGTACCCGAAGGTCCTACCCCTGTACTTACCGTAAGTGTCTTTAAGGTTTCACATAATTGTGCCAATGTTTGCCCTAAATTCACCCCACTAACTTCGATGTGCAACTGATCATCTAAAACAAGTTGTAAGTCATCGTTGAGAATTTCAATCTTTTCTACTTCATTGATTTGAATAACAAAAAGATTATTCAAATCACCACTCTGAGAAAAAACAAGCACATCACTCCCTATACGAGGCGTTAGCATTATTTTTTGCTCCTTTTCTGTCTGTGTTGCTTTCAGTCGAACTCCATCCAATTCCAATCCACTCGGAAGCCTTATAGAACAAGTTTCTCCATCTACTTGCATTACTTTAGCTGTCAAGGGCAGATTCCACATATCTCCAACAATTTGTTGAATAAATTGTCTCACATTTTTTGCACTCATCTATCCTAATTTTATTCCTGGTTCAACAGTTCTCACTCCACCTGATTCGCTAAAATTTGTTTTTACACTTGCAACATAATAGCGTCCCCCTCGCTCTGGGTATTCTTGATCAATGATCTCAACTGAATATCCAGGTGATACTGGAGGAATTAACCAAGTGGTAAACGATCCTTTTAGCCGATCTGCCGTCTTCTTCTCCCATATATCCTGAGCTAATTGTTCAATATCCTTATCCTTTACATTTCCAATTTTCAACGAAAACTGCTCTCCACCACTATCACCTACCTTTACTTGTTTTGCTTCTCCCTTTCGATCAGTTGCATCTATTGTTACTTCAACTTTTTGCTCTGCTCCTAGTACGTATTCTAGAGTAGACGTTTCTATATTGTGATGAGCCGAATACTTTACTTGTCCTAGTTTATCACGGTAACCTAAATGGATGTTTAAGATTTTATTCTGGGTATCAAACCAAACATTAGCCCCCAAATTATCTTGGATCTCCTTGAGAATATCATAACCCGTCTTATTATTTAACGTGTACGATTCATATGTAAGATCATAATCGCAATCAATACTGTACGAAGGATCAATTTGGTTACACACCTGAGTCAGTAAATCCTTCAACGTAATATTCTTAAACTGTTTGTTAGCTAAACTCTTGCGAAACAAGAATAACGCATCTTCACATTCAATTACAATGGAGCTATTATTGTATACTACTTTCGTGACATAGCCTCTAAACTCTTCTCGGGGATTATCATCATAACCTAAACATACCACCACTTCTGTTCCTCGTTTAATATCCACATTGACAAGCAAAGGGGAATTAAAACGAAAAAGAGGTAACGTTATACTACAAGTAGCGGCAAGTTTTTCTATGGATTTTTCAATTTCTATCGCATGAACGAGATTCAAATTGTATACTTTGTCTTCCTCAGTTGTAAAACTGACCTGATAACACATTTTAAACATATTATTCCATAAATAATTGCATGGGAACATCTGAGATTGCTTTAATGACATAGGCTTGAACGTTTTCTCCCTTGGTAAAAGGAAAACTAAAATCTTCAATAGCGATATAACTAATCCCCAACAACTCAAAGGGAATCGATTTAACTTTGATCTCTTTTCCTTGCAGTAGAAAGTTTTTTAAACGCTCAAAATCCTCTCGTGGATATGTACTTTCATAAGCCCCTATTTCACTTGTTCCAAATAAAGCACCCGTGATAGTTATTTTGTAATCATCCATACTCCAACGCTCTTTTACCGTACCGAAAGTACTACCAGAGAATTGTTCATTGTATTTGAGCACTGAACGTTTTATGATATTGTTTTTTCCTTCAATACTAATTACAGGCTCATAAGGCAATGTAAATTCCTCACTTCCATCTACTGACAAAGTCAAAGGGAAAAACTGCTGACTTTCTATCGTTTTTTTATTTTCATTTAACGGTTCCGCTAGTGTAGTCTCTTCCTCCGTATCATTTTGTTGCACCAAGGGTGAATTAAGAGGTAGTATGGATTGCCCCGTAAATGATTCAACTTTCTGAAAATAAGGGATTTGTTTAATAATTTTTGATCCTAATAAAGAACTCATAACGATATCATTCATCTTAATTTCCTGTATTTAAAGCAGACCCCAATAAACGAAGTAAGGCATCCGTTACCTCTCCTTCCATATCTTCTACTGATTCTTGAAAACCTGCTTTGTTAATATTGACAACTCCAATTAAATCATTTAGATTTATGGTAATATTGTTCTGTTTTACTCCTCCATTTACGGCTGTGGAAGCAGCATTAGCATTGTTTTGAGTTCCTTGACTGGTGTTAATCGACGTATTTATTTGCTGCGTACCAGGTGTTTCTTTAGTATCCGCAATACCTGGGTTTTCTTTTGTATTAGAAAATCCAAATTTGGACATCAAATCATTCTTAATATCAGTTGGTTTTTTATCATTCACTCGAAATGATCCAGCTGCATCTTTCATAGATTTTGCTGCCATAAAGTAGTTACCATCCCGTTTTATTCTCGTTTCCTGAATTTCATTCTGGCGTTCTTTCATACGGTTTACGATAACTTTCATTTCATCTACAGCTTCTTTATCACCAGACAAGGCTTTAAGTGCCCAAAATGCCAACTTCATTTTATCGATTTTATCTAAAAAGTAATTGGAAAATTGCAACCACACTAGTTTTAATGCATTCACCATTCCATCCCATAAAAATTTGATTGCATCTGTTGTGTGTTGCCAAGCTGCTCCCCAACCATCTACTTTGTAAATTAAATAGCCAATCAAAGCGATTAAAGCAATTACAGCTGCAATAATCCAGGTAAGCGGATTGGCTAACATGGCAGCATTTAATTGCCACCAAGCCAAACTAGATAAATTGGTAACCGTAGTGAGGATTCCCTGATATATAGCAGTAGCAATCATACTTGCTTTCATTATAGTAAGTGCTATAGTTAGAGCTCCTATTATTCCTGCTAAACCAAGTATAATTGGATTTCCTTCTTCTAATTTTGTCATAAGCCATCCCAATCCATTTGCTACAGCATCAAATGCAGCTCCTCCAAATTCTACCAATTTTTCTACAACAGGACCAATAACACCATAGAGTTGAAGTAAGCCTCCGTTTACTTTACGCATAAAGTCTTCCCATTTTCCTCCTAAAGTATCGGCTTGCTTTTCAAGCATATTGTGGAATTGCCCACCTTCTCCAGTTGCATCAAAAAACGATTGCTTCAACATATCAGTAGATATCAACCCTTGATCCATCTCTGCTTTCAATTCATCCATGGTTTTGCCTGTTGATGCAGACATTTGCAACAAGGGATTGAAACCAGCATTAATTAATTGATTTAAGGTGCCATCTAACAATTTTCCCTCATTATTCACTTGGGTAAAAGCTGCTGCTAAACGTCCTAAAGATTCGCCATCCCCCCCTGAAATATCTCCCATGGAACTCAACAATGGAGTGACATCTTTTTGATCGACTCCTTGTCTCAACATTCCTTCCGCTGCACCAGATAATGCTCCTTGATCCATTTTGATTCTGCTGAGATCTTGCATCAATTTTTTAGCTGCCTGCTCTGAATGAAGTAAAACTTCAAAACTGACTGTATTGGAATCATTTTTCATGCCTGTACTGAGTACTTTTTCCAGCAATAGCATTGGGTTATTAAACATCTTTCCAATAGATGATGCATCGAATGTGTTTTTTAACCAAGTACCCAACTTACTTTTTGAAGCCATTTTCTCTAGATTATTCATCTGTTGTTGAAAAACATTCACTTCAATATTGTATAAACTGAGCATCTTAACATCTGTTTGGTTAATGAAACTCTGTTGATTCGTAACGCTTAATTGTTGGGGCTCAACTCGACGTGAATTTGAATACGATGCTGCAAGATCATTTTCCGTTCCTTGCATTCTATTTGCTGCGCCTAAGGTTCCCTCTCCTAATCGCTGCATGCCACTAAATGTATTCGCTCTTACTCCTTCTATATATTCTGATAAATTAGCCATGTCCTCCTTTTGATTCTTCTTTTCTTATCCATTCCAACTCTCTAAATCGATGCGCCCATTCCCATAATTCCATATCATAAGGCTCTAGCTTCAAATAATATCGAATAGCTCCATGTATCTTCCGAATACTACTGATCCATTGATCTAACGCCTTGTAATATTCTTCCTGGGTTAGTTGTTTTCCTTTTCCAGAAGAAGAAGTAGGAGAAGTCATACGGCGCTCAAATAGTGCTTCTCCTAAAGCTTTTCCACCGCAACACGCTCAATCTCAACAACCATCATCATCTGAGAAGCAAAAGCATTGACTTTATATTCATCTTCTCGGATATCTTCATTAAGTGCTAATAAACAAGTATCAAAAAGATGTTTGTTATAAGAAATAAATTTATTCTGTGCCAACATCGTCTGCCCATATTCAATTTCTTTCATTGTTGGTCTACGAACAATCGCATAAACTCCGCTGTCTGACTTTAACTTATGTACAACTTTATGTTGTTGTTTAAACATTTCTACTTGTTCTGGAGTTACTTCTCCAATAAAAACTTTGTTCATTTTACTGTATTTTTTTTAAAGAAAAGCCTCCTCTTTACGGAGGCTTTTCGACTTATTTCTATTCTATTTATACTCCACTTACTACGCGTAAGGCTAAAAATGGCAGCGTAATTTCAGCGCGCTTATCCCCTTGTTTCCACTCTCTCACATCTTCGGTAAAACGAATACCGATAATTCGATCTGTACGCATAGCTTCTCCTTCAGATGGATTACCATAATTGACGATTGCATCCAAATTCAAGGATAATAAACTTTGGTTTACCCCTGCTTTTTGCAACGCTATTACCTCACTTTGTAATAAAGTAATCTCCCCATCGACAGCGATATTTCCACTTTGAATGGAATGTGCATAGCGTCCCTTTCCATAGCTTGCTTCGCGTTCTACTTTTTCTCCATACTTAATTCCTGTAATCCCTACTACTTCACGATTACCTAATACGAGTGAAATATCACCCCATTCATACTCACGGCCTCCTACAACTACCATATTACTTTTGATTTACGGGTACAAAACCCAATTCTACATTGATGAAACGATTATACCCTAATGGGCGAACTTGTACAGCCATTTTTACTTGTCCTGTACTGACAACATTGTGTTTTACATCCACTTTACAAATTACCCCTCTATCATTTGGATTTGCTGCATCTACGCTCAATTCTCCAGCTGTAGTCATCGCATTGTAAATCGCTGATTCTACACTATTTTCAATTGTTTTTGCATAAATTGGACTGATTGAACCATCCGCCATTACATTGCTATTGTCTAACAAGAAATCTAGCATTGCGATATAAACAAGACGGAACGCTTTATCGATGGTTCTTCTTCTTGTGATAGTGCGATAATCATCGGTTTCACTAGTTGCCAACACATCATCAATCATAAAGTATCCTGCTTTTCCTTGGTGAAAACGGAAAGAGTTAAATCCTTTATCGTGTAAGGCTTCTACATCATATTGATCCACAGCTGTATTGCCGATAAAAAGTGTTAATGGCTTTAATGCACCATCTCGCACACGTCCCATATTCACTTGGACGCCAATAGAAGACAATCTTCCCATGACAATACCTGTTGCAGCCCCTTTGCTGTCTTTCTCCGTATCTCCAAGCAACACAGCAATACGGTTGAAGTTTTTCTCTGTTAAGTCTTCTAAGGCTACTTTATCCCCATCAAAGGCATATCCCTCAAGTAAAACAAAGAAAGGAGCATATACACGTTGGGTATAGTTTTCAGCTACTTGTTGTGCTAAAGACATAGCCAATACCACATCTTTATCTAATCCTTTCGCCACTGTAATTTCAACCGTCGCATCTGGATCATAAGCGGTAAATAATCCTCTCAACTTCCCTTGTGCTGCATTCAATAAAGTTTCTGCTAACACAACCCCTTCTTTTTCATCAAACCAATCAGATAGCTTCGTTTTCTTGTCAATTCCCATCAACCATACCTCAGCACCTTCCCCAGCTTCTGCGTAGAATTCTTTTAATGTTTTGTGTAATTTAGCATTGGTTGAATCTGCTACAATCCCTAATGCCGCTACATCGCGCATGGATTTTAACTGATAAGCCTTATTTAATTCGAAGGTATTGGCTACAGCAGTTGCAGAAGCTAATAACCCGAAAACTCCATCGGGAGAGGAAACTACTTGTCCTAAGTTTCCGTTTTGAAATTGAATATTAATTTTTGGTAACATAACTTTTGTTTTTTCTCATTTCTTTCTATTTCCTACCTTTCTTTTTCTTATTGAAATTTTGTAGGACTTCTTTTTTGTTTCAACAGCTTTTTTTAGCGGTTCATTCGCAATCGGACCATATAGCCCCCACTACCTACCGCAATCAACAATAAGAAGATTCGACCTAGCCATAGTTGTGTAGATTGCCACCAGGATAATTCAAGGGGTACAGGTACGGGAATTCTCACTTCTTTTACGGTTTTCTCCTGGATGTATTGCTCCTTCCATTCGAAAAACAGCCGTTGGGCTTCTACATAGCAATCGACAATCAATTTATTTCCCTGAATTTGGACGGTTGGTGGTTGCAACACCTTTTGTTTACTGCGCTTAATATTCGCATCTTTCACAACAATTTTATTGCCTTGTATTGCAAGCTCTGCTACATATTGACTCTGATCTGCTTCAACTTGCCATAGCGTATCCCTTTTCACTTCTTCTACTGTACGCGTAACTTTTTCTGTGGATGTCGGTTGGAGATTGATGGCTCTTTGTTTACTAGAACAGCTGACTATTCCCATAGAAACCATCACAACACCCACCGCAAACAGCATTCGTTTACTCTTTTTCATGGATTTCTCTTACTTTAAAAAGGGCGGATAAACCCTTTGTTAATTGAACTCATTTTTCTTGTCTTTTCTGCCACGATATACCCTTCTCGACTGGCCTCATCATTTGTATTTCCTTCAATGGTTCGGATTGAATCCCCGTTTACCTCTACCACAATTCCTGTATGTCCCATTCCTCTTCCAAAATCCATAATAAATACATCGCCTGGTTGGGGAGTAGTCACGCGAAGCTTTTCGCGTGAGTTCCATTGATCCAAAACGCCTCCTGTTTTTTTGAGGGAATTTGACACACCGTAATCTTGACAAACTTCTTGTACACACCAATAAACGAAAGCCATACACCAAGCATATCCTTCACCAAGGCCTACACTATTTAAATACTTTTTCACCCCCGGCCCTTTGTTGTTCTTCAAGGGCCACTCTTGAACATTCACTTGACTTTTTGCCTGTACGATTAATTGCTTGGATGCTGTCATTCTCGTTTTCCGTTTAACTGTTTATACTTTCTCAATTCTGCTATTAACTCCCTGTTTTGCTTCGCTAAAACTTCGAGTCGCTGCTCTAAATTTTTAATCTCTAGCCTTGCTGTATTTAGTTCATCAATCGCTTCTCGGTGTAAATGAGAGGTATTGTATAATTCAGCCGTTGCTTCCTTCAACTTATTTCCTAAATCATCTACATATTCTCTATAATATTTGAGGGACTTCTCTACGTTTTCCAATTCGGAAGCTTGCACTTCTACCTTCTTCTTCTTTCGAGTGGCCCACCAAGTTGCCATAGAGGAAACCAAACCAACAACTGCTACAATAAATGTCTCATTCATACAGGAACTTTTATTATGGTTGAGATGAATCAGAAAAAATGCATCCATAGCCTCGATTTTCTTTATCATGAATTTGAAAATCTACCCTCTGACACTTAACTCCTTTTTATTGTACTTTTACTTTTTTCAAAGTTCCCGGGCTTAAAAGCACAACTCCGTTTTTACGTCCTACAACTTGAGGTTTATTCAACTAAACGGTCAGGTAGTTTTCTCAATCGGAAGAAGGATATTACCTTACTGATCAAGAGGTTCAGGATGTATTTCCTTATCATCTCGAGAACAAAATTGCGGCATTTTGAGTAGGTATTCAATTTGTTGTTTGGCATCCAAACACAAGTGTCCGATTGCAAAACAATAGTGTTCAATCTCCCTGTAATCCACTCCTATTCAAAGCAAAAAACCAAGCAAAAAAAGAAAGTATGTCCCCTTAGAAAAAGAGACATATAAACGGACTTACTTTCTTTACTCGCTTAAAAAAGACCTAAAAAAAAGAGAAGAATTTCTTTTGTTACTTCCGCTAGTAACAAAAGAAATTCTTCTCTTATCTCTGTTCATATTTCTAGGATCAACAAGTTGATCTTTGCTAAATCTTACAACAAATTCAATTGTTTATATTCCTCTTCTACCCGTACTAATTCCTTATGTACTGCTGTTCCTAGAACCTCGTATAATGTAGTACGAGAAATAGGGTAAACGGGATATATATATTTACGCCATACTACACTCACTGGTATATCAGGCGTCTTATGCTCATTATACAAATCTAATATCAGTTGATATCGACGCAGTTTATTCAACTGACGTCCTAATTGTTGTGACTTCATACAACCAAAATCTTTTCTTGTATAAAACACTTCCTCTAGTATTTTATACCTGTTACACTTTTTTTTAAACTGTACCACTCGACACGCTCCAACATGAATCTTACAGTATTTCCTTCTTCTATTTTTTACTCTTTTATTTTACACAAATCCCCAACTAAGAATAAAAAAACAGATTCGCTTATGCCTATCTATCGCAAACCTCCCTCCTCTTTCTACAATGAAAGGACAAACTGAGTGATACTCTTATCTTTTCAAGGCTTGTATCTTGGCTTCCAGCTCATGATTCACCTGATACAATCGCAATTCATCTTCCGAGCCCATACTCAATAGATATCCTCTTTCTTGGTTAATCAGGATGCGCTCTCCTGCTGTAAAATATCCCGTATTGGCTGTATTTCTTAATGCATTATACAGCTCCATTTCTCTTGTTAAGTTTTGATTCATCTTGTCGTGTTTTTACTTGTTTTTCTATCCTTTGTTTGTCCTGTAAAATAAGAGCATAATCGGGATGAGTGCTATTACACCTCAGCCATTCTTCCAATGCTGCTAACTTCTGTTTAAGTTGTGCTTCTACCATCAT